CGGTATATATGTTATTAGACAAGACGACACGCTATTAGTTAAACGCGTTCAGCGCTTGCTTGATGGAAACTTAAAGCTTATTAGTGATAACGTTGCCTATGAGCCAATGGTATTAACGAAAGACAGTTTTGATTCATTAGACGTTGTAGGGCAAGTGGTTTGGATTGCCAAAGATATTGGTTAAATAACTTTAAATAGGGATATAAAAATGAAACGTTTTTCAATAAGCATAATTATGTTAACAAGCTTAATCTTTTGTACTGACAGCTTCGCCAATGAAGAAGGCCAACAACAAGTAAAGACAGCCTTTAAAATTTGTGATGTCCTTGAAGCTACTGGTTTAGCACATGAATGCGATATAAGTGGTTTCTCTAAATCTATTAGTTTCAGGGTAGATGTTAATGCTGCTGAAGGTAGAAAAATATGTGCACAGGTATCTAATATGGAGGGTAATTATATATTCAGAAATGAATGGACTATTGAAATTTATTCACCCTTTAGTGGTGATCATGTTTTAGCGTCTTGTGCTTTGTAAATAAGAAAGGAGTAACGCCATCCTTGGCCTCCTTGCTAGTTGTATGAATTAAAAGTAGCAGATAAAATGGACTAAATATGACAACTCTAACTAAGCAAGTCTTTAAAATTTCGTATGATACCGATGAAACAATCGACCATACCATTGATGCTGAACATCTTGGGCAAGCAATTATTAGTACTGCAAAAGCTTTAAAAAATGCAGATAAAGTTATTAATGGGGAAGACTCTGAATTAGAACTTGATGTAAAAGCTCATTCTGAAGGCTCTTTTGTTGTTGAGTTTGTTACATATATTAATAGTTTAGGCGTTAATCCGTTAACAGTGCTAGGTTTTGTTGCTGGAGGTGGGGTTACTGCTACGGTGCTTGGTGCTATCAAGCAACTTAACTCTAGAAAAATTAAATTAGTAGAAAAAGTTGCAGGAGGAAACACGAAACTACATTTAAATGATAATACATCAATGGAATTACCGGCAAACGTAGCTGAATTAGTTGTAAATAAAGCGTTCAGAAAAGAAATAGAAACAGTCATTAAAGCACCATTAGAAGGTGCTCAAAATGCTAAGTTTATTATTAAAGATGAACATGGTAGTGAAGTATTTAAAGTCGAAGAGGCTGAAACTGAAAGTTATAAAACGCTACCAGCAAATATTGTTGATGAAGTAACAGATTCTACTGCAACTAAAAACGTTAGATTTACTAAAGTAAATTTTGATAGTGCTACTGGTTGGCAAGTTAAATTCAGTGATAATGAAACCGCTGCTGTAACAATGAAAGATGATGCATTTTTAGAGCGAATGAATAATAATCGTGAAAAATTTTCAAAAGGTGACCTTTTTGTTGTTAAACTAAAGATAACAAAGACCCACCGACATGGTACAAGCCCACACTACAAAAGAGAAGTTATTGAAGTAGTGAGGAACCGCACCGAAGGTGGCAGACAATTGTCAGAGCAGTAATGACTGAAACAGAAGCTTATTTACAATTATTTACTATCGTAGGGCTGATTATGTCAGCGCCTTTCCTTTGGCGTATTTGTTTTTTGGTAGGTAAGCTTTTTATTGTGAAATTTTTTCCACCTAAGTTCATAACTATTGAGATTAAAAAAGATAACGGTGAGATAGTTAACGAAATAGTTGATTTTGAAGATGACGAAGCCTTGGTTGAAGCTTTATTGCGAAGTACAGGGAAAGTTATTCAATGAAAAAAAATAATTTTACTTCCTGGCAAGGAACAGCAGCTGTAGGTGGTATTTCTACAGTTGTTATTTCATATCTTCAATTTGGTTCTCCTACAATATCCCCTGAACAAATAAAATTTTTTACGGCAATTACTCCTGTTTTATCAGGTGGAGTTGTTACTGTAGGCAACTGGCTATTAGCATTTTTTGGTATAAGAAGTTTAACCTCAATGCGTGTAGAGCAAGTTAATAATAAGATTTTAGATAAGCTAGAGGAACGAATAACTAAAGCTGAAAAACTAGGTGCCCCTACCGATAAATTGAAAGAAAAATACGAAAAGGCTTCGATAGCTTCAATCGTGGTCGATGAACAAGAAATTACCGCTTTAACAACTGGAGATTAGTTTTTACTAACTCAGGTTAATATTACCTAGCCCCACATGCTGTCACTCTGGCAGCATGAAAAAATTAAACGCACAACTCGCAACACTAACTGTCTCTATACGAGATAGCATCCCTAAAATCGCCTTGCGCGCCATTGAATTAATCCTTGGTGTTGAAGGCGGTAACGCTAACGACCCTGATGATTTTGGCGGTAAAACCAATTTCGGTATATCTGATTTACGTGACGGTAAAGAAGATGGCTTAATTGATATTAACCTCGATGGCATTGGTGACGTTGACCCTGAAAACCTAACCCGTGACCAAGCCATTGTTATTTTATTTACTGACTATTGGCTAGCTAATAAGTGTGACCAGCTGCCTGAGCCTATTGCGCTTATCATCTTTGATATTGCCGTTAACCAAAGCGCTGCATTTGCCCGTAAAAGCTTACAGCGCATCATTGGTGCAACGCCCGATGGCTTCATAGGTAAAAATACCCTTAAATCCCTGCAAAGTGCATACATAACCGATGTACTACATGAGCTTACCAAGCGCCGTTGTTTGCGTTACTCCAAAAAGGTTAAAAACACTCCCACCCAAATAAAATACCTCAGAGGCTGGTTAGACCGTGCTTTTACTGTTTGGTATGAAGCCCATCACCTTTATATTTTTGGTGACACTAATGGGCAGTAAAGAGCGCCATCAAGCTGGCCGTGAAGCACGCTTACACGCTGAAGTTAACCACAGTATGAATGGCTGGCCTGTAGAATATTCGTGTATTTACCGTCGTATTGAACAAGCCAACCAATTCAAACGTGGGTGGGATAGCGTAAGCCAAGTAGACATTAACGTGGCTATTAACGCAGCCACTAGCCAAAACATTGAACTTAATGCCTTATCATTTGGCAATAATAAAAATATTTATTAGGAGAAAAGCATGTCTGTATTAGCCGTTTTAGGCATAGCAAAAACACTTGGCATAACCGGTTGGATAAGCAACAAGCTTAGTGGTAGTGACAACGATGCCGCTAAAGTTGCCAGTAAAGTACTCGACTTTGCTAGCCAAGTAACAGGTGAAAGTGATCCGGTTAAAATTGAAAAAGCATTAAGTAATGATCCCAAGCTTGCTGCTGAGCTAAAAGCCACGTTAATGGCTAACGAACACGAAATTAACATGGCACCGTATAAAGACCGCAAAGACGCACGGGCTATGCACAACCAACACCCAGAGCAAGCCGACAAAATTGCCGATCGCATAATGAAATACAACTTACCCTATATTTTGTTTTTGTTAGTCGCTAACTGTTTAGCCATGTTTTTCTTAAGAGAATACAGCGCTATTTTAGCCATTATTTCAAACCTTATAGGTATGACCCTTAAGTCATTATTTGACGAACGTAATTGTGTTACCGGCTTTTATTTTGGCTCAAGCATGGGTAGCAAAAATAAAGACATGAATAACCCGTTAAAAGGGAGTGATTAGATTGACTGACCAATTTGATCAAGCAAGTAAGTTAGAGCAGCTTGCAATTTCTAAAGCACTGCAAAACCATCAACAGCAAAAAGAAAAACCACTTGTCATTAATGGTGTTCGTTGTTGTTTAGATTGCGGGGAACCAATATTGCTTGAACGCGTAAAGTCAGTTGATGCAGTACGTTGTATTACTGATCAGGTTCATCACGAAGCACTACAAAAACACCAAAGAGGTTAACGACATGGATTGGTTCATAAATAATTTTAAAATGGTTCAATGGGTAATTTGGATTGTTTTTGCATTAATTATTTGGGCATTAGCGGTAACCTTTGTTAAGCGAAAAGAGCATTCCGCCTCGAATGAAAAGCACAAAGAAGCGCATGACAATTTAATAATTCGGGTAAGTGAAATTGAATTAACTTACAACAAAGAAGCACAACACATACAACTTGCTACTCGGGTGCAAAAACTTGAAACCAAGGTAGAAGCATTGCCTGATAAAACCACTATCCATAGGGTTGAATCTGAAGTTAAAGAGCTTAAAGGCTTACTAACAGGCATAAATCAATTACAAAAGCGCATGAACAACCAAGTAGACATGCTAGTAGAAAACGAAATTAAAGGAAGTAAACACTAATGGCTTTACAAAACATTCAAAATCAGCATGCTCGTCTTTCTATCTTACTTGCTTTACAAGCACTTAATTACACTAGTAACGACAGTATTATTAAAGACTCTTGTGATGCTTTTGCTAACCCCATGAGCAGCGACCAAATACGAACACAGTTAGGTTGGCTAGCAGAGCAAGGCTTAGTTACCTTGGAGCGTAAAACTAGCTACATGATTGCAACGTTAACCAGCCGAGGCCAAGACGTAGCCAATGGCCGTAGCTTTGTTGATGGCGTTAAACGCCCAAGCGCTTAGGAGAACATCATGGCTAAAGCTAAAACCAAACCTTATACGGCGGCTGAAAAACGCATTATGCATCAGCTGGGGTTAGCCCTTGTGTGTGCAGATATTGAATCAAAAGTCATCAAGCCAAGCGTTGAAAAAGAAACGGGTAAACCGTATGAATCTAAAGGCGGTTATCTTGATATGTATCTTGCTTCGGATCCTAAAGTAAAACGTGCTTGGAATGCGCTACAAAAAGACGTATCTAAAATTCGTTCCGATTTTTTAGCGCATTCAAAAAATGAGGCTAAATCTAATGATTGATCGTAAAACCCGTGGCAAGCAATCTAAGATTGATTTATTACCCAAACCTATTAAAAACAAGCTTGATGAATTGCTACGTGATAATAAAACCTCGCAAAAAAGCATTCTTGAAGTGGTTAATCTGCTTATTGAAAATGCGGGTCTTAGTGAAGACGACAAGCTTTCAACATCAGGCATTAATCGATACTCAAGCAAAATGGAAACTATTGGCCATGACATTCGCCAGGCACGCGAAATGGCTGAGATATGGGTCGCTAAATTGGGCGACCAGCCAACGGGTGATGTAAGTCAGTTACTCATGGAAATGCTACGAACGCAGTCGTTTAGGTTATTAGTTAAAGCTAATGAAAACCCTGACGATGTACTTGATCCTAAAACCATTGGCGAGCTAGCGCTAGGTATTCAGCGTATTGAAAAAGCAGCTATGTTAAATATGGAAAAAGCAAAAGAGATCAAAAAAGCCTTTGCTACAGCAGCTGCTGAACAAATAGATGAAGCGGCTGTTCAAGTCGGTTTAACTACTGAAGGTGCTGAACTCATTAAACAAAAAATATTGGGCATTGTCTAATGACCACCGAAGTAACCAATATAACTAAAGAGTTAAATGAGCTTGTACCATTTGATAAAAACGAATTGCTACTCGGTTATCAAAAACGCTGGCTATCAGATAAGTCCCCTTTAAAAATTGCCGAGAAGTCTCGTCGTACTGGTTTAACCTGGGCCGAAGCAGCTGATGCTGTTTTAGAGGCCAGTAAAGCTAAGTCAGCGTTTGGTACCAATCATTTTTATGTTGGTTCAAATAAAGAAATGGCGCGTGAATTTATTGATGCTTGTGCCATGTGGGCTAAGGCATTTGATAAAGCTGCAGGTGATATTTGCGAAGAAATATTTCTTGATGAAGGCAAAGACGGTAAAGAGATATTAACCTTTGCCATTCACTTTGCCAGTGGTTTTAAAATTCAAGCACTCAGCTCTAACCCGTCAAACTTAAGGGGTATGCAGGGTAACGTCACCATTGATGAAGCGGCCTTTCATGAGAGATTAGCTGAAGTACTTAAAGCGGCTTTGGCACTAACCATGTGGGGTGCAAAGGTTCGTTTAATTAGTACCCATAACGGTAACGACAACTTATTTAATACCATTATTCAAGACAGTCGCGCAGGCCGAAAACGGTATAGCGTGCACCGTATAACCCTTGATGATGCGTGTAACGAGGGTTTATACCAACGTATTTGCCAAGTAAAGCATGAGGCTTGGTCACAAGAAAAAGAAGACGAATGGAAAGCCAACTTACTCAATGACACGGCAACCGAAGAGGATGCGCTAGAAGAATACTCGTGTGTGCCTAAACAAGGTGGCGGCGTTTACATTAAGCGTGTATTGATTGATAGCGCCATGACTAAGGGCATTCCAATTTTACGTTTTACTGCAGACAAAGACTTTTTATCTTGGTCCGCAAGGCATAAACAAATTCAAATTAAAGAATGGCAAGAAGAATTAAAGCCCCATTTAGCCAGCCTTAACAAAGAATTAAATCACGCCTTTGGTGAAGATTTTGCTCGTAAGGGTGATTTGTCGGTATTTGTGCCGCTACAAATTAATAAAGACTTAACCAAGCGCGTACCCTTTGTTCTGGAAATGAGCCACCTCACCTACGATGCTCAAAAAGAGTTGTTGTTCTATCTATGTGATCGCTTACCGCGTTTACAAGGTTTAGCGTTTGATGCTACGGGTAATGGCGGCTACCTAGCCGAAGCAGCTGCAGAGCATTATGGCGTAGAAATGGTTGAGCAAATTATGCTTAACGATAAGTGGTACATGGAATGGATGCCAAAGCTGAAAGCCGAATTTGAAGACTTCAATTTACAAATACCAAGGCATCAAGACATTAAAGATGACATGGCACAAATTAAAGTGATCAACGGTATTCCTAAAATAGATAAAGGCTCAACCAAAGGCACTGATGGTCGTCAGCGCCATGGTGATACCGCCGTAGGTTTTGCCATGGCCATTCGTGCCAGTTGGATGGAAGGTGGCGTTATTGAATTTACCGCCTTACCCGACAAACACAGTGAAGATGAAGACGATGACGACTTTCCCGATTATGCTCAAGGAGCTTGGTAAACATGATAGTTGATACTAACGGTAACCCAATTAGCAGTGACGACTTAAAAAGCCCGCAAACGGATGATGCCAAGCTCGGTCACTTACACAAGCACTTTGCTGCTCACCCAAGCAAAGGACTAACACCAGCTAAACTGGCCAGTATTCTTATTGCGGCAGAGCAAGGCGATATTATTGCCCAGTGTGAATTAGCGGAAGATATGGAAGAAAAAGACGGCCATATATTTTCAGAGCTGCAGAAGCGTCGTCTGTGCATGAAAAGCGTAGACTGGAAAATAGTGCCGCCACGTAATGCCAGTGCTGCTGAGCTTAAAGACACCGAAATGCAGCAAGAACAATTTGAAGACATGACCTTTTTAGGTGATGTGATCTTTGATATGTCTGACGCTATTTTAAAGGGATTTTCAAATAATGAAATTGAATGGCACCAGGAAGAAAATATTTGGTTGCCAAAGCAAATAGACTTTAAAGACCCATCTTGGTTTATGGCCCACCCCGATAACCGTAATGAATTACGCTTACGTGATAATTCAGTCAATGGCGCACAGCTGCAGCCCTTTGGTTGGATTCAACATATCCATAAAACTAAATCGGGCTATTTATCTCGTAACGGTTTAGCGCGCGTATTGGCTTGGCCATTCATCTTTAAAAACTTCAGCGTGCGTGATTTAGCCGAGTTCAATGAGATTTATGGTTTACCGCTGCGCCTGGGTAAATACTCAACAGGTGCAACCCCCAGTGAGAAAAACACTCTGTTACGTGCCGTTATGTCTATTGGCCATAACGCGGGTGGCATTATCCCCAAAGGGATGGATATTGAATTTCAAGAAGCAGCCAAAGGTACACAACAGCCCTTTGAATACATGATCTCGCTGATGGAAAAAACCGTTTCTAAAGCCGTATTGGGCGGCACGTTAACCAGCCAAGCCGATGGTAAAAGCTCAACCAATGCCTTGGGTAATGTGCATAACGAAGTGCGCCAAGAGCTACGCGACAGTGATTTAACACAAATTGCCAACACATTAACGCGCGATCTTGTTTTACCTATGTACATGCTTAACTCCAGGAGCTATCACAAACCAAGTCGTTCCCCACGCTTTGAGTTTGATATAACCGAAGCGGCAGACCTTAAATTATTCGCTGATAGCTTACCTGCGTTAGTTAATACGGGTGTGCCTATCCCTGTTAGTTGGGTACAAGATAAATTACAAATACCTGAAGCCAAAGAAGGTGAAGCTATTTTAATGCCTGCAGGCACTTCTTCAGATAAGGCCACTGCGCCTAATAACAAGTTGCCTGGTACTCAGCTAAAAGCCATCAATAAAATTACCGCGCTAAAGGCCAAAGCCACTATCGTTCAAGGTGAAGAGTTAGACGGTTTTACCAAGCAGCTTAACCAAAACATGTCAGGCTCAGTCAATGCTTTTACGACTGAAGTACAGCAGCTGGTTGAGCAAGCCACATCATTAGAAGCGTTAAGCGCATCATTGGCTAGTTTAGATTTAGATATCGATGAAGCTACCCAAGTGATGCAACAAGCATTCTTTGCCAGTGAATTAAGTGGCATGTATGACGTTAAGCAGGAAAGCGAATAATGGCTGGTTTACTATTCGATTTGGGATTGATATCACTTTTTGTACTGTTCTTATATTTGTTTTATATGATTTCTTATTGGGTTGGTTTGTATTTTATTGCACCAATAATATGTTGGCCATTATTTATTCTTAAAGATATTTATGCTTGTTCACAATACCAATGTTTAGGCTTTGGTAAGAGTAAAGGCAAGCAAGTACCAATATTCAAAGTAAAAACTAATGTTGTGTATTTAGGGTTAACGTTTATCAGCCACCGTAAAGCGAGGAAAGCTAACCATGCCAGCTAGATATGGCTCTTTACCTTTTACTGAAGCAATAGACTTCTTTCAAACAAAGTTAAACATACCAACAGAACGTTGGAATGACTTGTGGAAAGGTGCCCATAATACGGGTTTTATGGTTGCCGGAGCCATGAAAGATGATTTACTTAACGACTTTAGAAAAGCGGTTGATAGTGCCATAGCGGAAGGTAAATCACTTTCATGGTTTAAAAAAGAGTTTCAAATAATAAAAGAACGCCATGGTTGGGATCATAACGGTACTGCTGATTGGCGCAGTAAAGTTATTTACGATACCAACATGCGCCAAGCCTATAACGCGGGTCGTTATGAACAGCTGCAGCACTTTGACATATGGGAATATCAGCACGGTGACAGCATGTCACCGCGCCCTATGCATTTATCCTGGCATACGTTGAGGTTACCTAAAGAGCATACTTTTTGGCATACCCATTTTCCGCAAAATGGTTGGGGCTGTAAATGCAAAGTACGTGGCAGAACTAAAGACTGGATGAAGCGTAAAGGCTATACGCTTGATATGGCACCTAATGACGGCGTGTGGGAATGGGCCGATAAAGTTACAGGTGAAGTACATCAAATACCAAAAGGCATAGACCCTGGTTTTGATTATGCCCCGCAAAAAAGTTTGATTACTCAGAAGCAAAAGAAAGTAGCTACCCAAAAAGCTAAGTCTTATGAGCCACCATCACGCATTGCGCCAACGGCTTTTAGTACAGTGCCCGGTGCAGACGTTCATGCCTTAAATAAAAAGCTTAGCGAGTTTGCACCGGCTAAAGAACGCTTGGACCAACTTGGTCAATTTTTAACTAAACACGACATTAAAACCTTGTTTCTCAAACAAGCAGAAATGGGCGCTAAAACCAAAGCATCACGTAACTTAGCACCACAAGTTCAGCCGTATTTAAACATGGGTAGTGCTACGCATAGCTATTTCACCACGCGTAATGCGAGCAGAGCCAACGGCTTTACCTGGCGTAATAAAAATCATGTGGTTGTTAAGGTGAAAGCATCAACCCGATTTAATAAAGTAGTGTTTGAAGAACTGGCTGAAGCGGTAGAAAATGCTATATTATTAATGCGTGAAGGTGATAAGCAATGGTCGCTTTCTCACATCGTTCGCGTGGCAAGTGAAAGTCGTGAACATGGTGGCGCATTAGTGACTTGGTTACATGAAATTGGCCACCAAGTGCATTACAAAGCGGGTATGCCGAGTATGCCAGTGCCCTATGGTCATGGTATTACTCAGTATAGTTTAAGCAATAATTTTGAATGGCACGCAGAACACTTTGCCATGTGGTTACTCAATCGCGAAGCCTTAGCCAAGTGGGATGAAGGTATCGCAGTATATTTTGATAAATTAATGAAGGCAGCACTTTAATGAATATGCTTGAGAAATTAAGACAACAAAAAGTTAGCCGTGACAACGCGAATGAAGCGGTAAGCGTAATTAACGATAAGTCGCTTAGCTTTAGTGACAAGGTAAAACGTGTGCAAGCATTGGAAGCTAAATCTTCTGCCGTTGAGCAAGTGCTTTTTGCTGAGGTTTATTCTAGTTTACATGGCATGGCCATCACACAAGAAGACATTAATTTAATGGCGGGCATCTAATGGCGGGTAGTTTTGTTTCAGTTGATGTAATTGGCACCCAGTCGATAGCCAATGCATTAAACCGACTGTTAAGACAAGGCAGTGATTTAAGCCCAGCCTTACGAGAAATAGGCGAACAGGTACTTGAGTCAACCCAACAACGTTTTACTGAAATGGTATCACCTGCAGGTGAAGCATGGGATCCATTATCACCCCGCACCTTAGCCAATAAGAACCGACCAGACCGAATACTGACCGAAACGGGCACCTTAGCCGATACCCTAAATTATCAACTAGGTGCAAACCAAGTAATGATCGGCTCTAATTTAGACTATGCCGCTACCCATCAATTTGGCCGTGAAGCCGATGGTATTCCCGCCCGACCTTTTTTAGGACTTGCGCCATTCGAGCGTGTTGAAATTTTAGAGATACTACAAGCACATTTAATCGATTAGTTAATAGCGCCTAAAACGCCTTTTTAGCGATTAAACGCCATAAGTCGCCTAATGATATTCAAATTGAACGTTAAGCGCTGTATGCGTTTTATAAAAACTTTATAAAAACGCTCTGTGGCTGATCTTAGTCTGTCAAAACCACTGTTAGCATTTATCCCTCTCAAAGCAGTTGAAAATTACTAACTCAGGTTAATATTTAAAACTAACCAATGTTGTCATTCTGGCAACATGAAAAAATTAATTAAAACAAAAACAGCAATTGCTGTATTAACCGCCCAAAAAACTCAGCCAGAATCTATGGCTGTTTTGTCGTATTCCGTTGGTGAAATTGACTCAACCAATGCTGAGCGAGTGCAATTATTACCTGATGGTTATTTTTCGGCGAAAGATGGCCGTCCTGAAGATGTGCCTAATGGCAAATGGTTAATGGACGAGCAAGCCTTTGCTACGTTAAAAGCCAGTGCCAGTTTACGAACCAATGATTTTTTGTTTGATTATGAACATCAAACCATGAACAGCGAAGAAAATGGCAAAGAAGCACCCGCCGCTGGTTGGTTTAAAGATTTTGAATATGTACCAGGTGAAGGTCTATTCGCTACGCACGTTGATTGGACCCCACCCGCGACAGCTCGACTTAATAATAAAGAATACCGCTACACCTCAGCCGTATTCTCATACGACCCACAAACAGGCCGACCCGTTGCGTTAATGCATGCCGCCTTAACCAATGACCCAGCCCTTGATGGCATGAAAGCCATTGTCGCCTTAAAAGCAAAAACAACTTTATTAACCACTAACCCTTCGGGAGAAGAGCCAATGAATAAAGCTTTAGAAATATTGCTTGGTTTATTAGGTGTTGCGCAAGACGGTGAAGACCTCACCAATGCCGTAGCACTTAAAGCAGCAGAAGAACGTGCCACCACGGCAATTGCGGCCTTAAAAACCAAAGCTGACCGTACTGGTGTGGCTGAAACTGAATTAGCCACAGCGCAAGCATCCGTTGTTGCCTTAAAAGCGGGTGGTGGTAAAGAAGTTGATGCCACTAAATTTGTGCCAATTGCCACATATAACGCCGTTAATACGCAACTAGCTGCGTTAAAAAATGGCACCGATGAAAATTCGGTTGAGCAATTGTTAAAAGACAATGCCGCCAAAATTACGGGTCAAGCCGACCGTGATTACCTGGCAAGTGTTGGTAAAAGCTTAGGTGCTGTAGCACTCAAAGCGATGCTTGAACCACGAATAGCTATTGCTGCGTTAACCAATACCCAAACCAAGGGCAAAGAAAAGCCTGAAGGTGGCAAAGCCGGTGACTTAACGACTGAGCAAATTGCTGTGTGTAAAAACATGGGCATTAGCCAGGATAAATTTAAAGAACAACTTGCTAAAGGGGATGAATAATCATGGCGTTAATTAAGGGCCGCTTAACTCCACATCGTAATGCGGAATATGTGAATGATCCTGTAGCAGCAGGTCAGAAAATTTACCAAGGCGCGATTGTTATGCTAGATGCTGCAGGTAATGCCATTAAAGGTGCTGTCGCTATTGGCTTAACGCCACGCGGCGTTGCCCAAGCTTCAGTTGATAACAGCGCAGGTATTGCTGGTGATGATTACATTGCAGCCCGCAAAGGTTGTTTTCGCTTTAAAAACGATGCGTCGGTAGCGCGTGCTGACATAGGTGCTAGCGCTTATGTAGTTGACGATGAAACGGTAGCAAAAACAGATGGTACGGGCACACGCTCTGCCTTGGGTGAAATTATCGACGTAGACGCTTCAGGTGTTTGGGTCGAGATAGCATAAGGAAAACAGCATGCTTATTAATTCAGCAAACTTAGCAACATTATTCGTATCGTTACAAGCATCATTTAATGTTGGCTTAAGGGTAGACCAAACGTATTGGGAGCATATCGCCACTGAAATGCCTTCAAGCACTAGCAGTAACCTGTATACCGATTTAAGTGAGTTTCCGAACTTGCGTGAATGGCTAGGTGATCGTCAAGTCAAAGGTTTATCAGCTAAAGGCTACGAAATTGTCAACAAGCCTTACGAAGCCACCATTGGTATTAGTAAAGACAAAATCGAAGATGACCAATATGGCATTTACAGTAAAAAAGTAGAAATGATGGGTAATGCTGCAGCAAGACACCCGGACCAACTGGTTTACGGTTTACTGCCTAATGGTTTTACGTCAGTTGGTTTTGATCAACAAAACTTCTTTGACACAGACCACCCAGTGGGCAATGAAGAAACGGGCGTTGCCTCTGTTTCTAACATGCAAGCAGGTGCAAGTTCCCCGTGGTTCTTGATTGATGATTCTCGCCCAATTAAGCCGATGATTTTTCAAAAACGTAAAGCTTACAAGTTATCGTCAATGACGAAAGATGATGATGAATCTGTCTTTATGCGTAATGAATTTCGCTACGGTATTGATGCCCGGGTAGCGGCAGGTTTTGCGATTTGGCAATTAGCCTTTGGCTCGAAAGCGGTGCTTGATGAAGCAAACTTTGATGCAGCAATGAATGCGCTTGGCGGCTTTAAGTCTGACCAAGGCAACCCGTTAGGTGTCATGCCAACCAAATTGATTGTTGGTACATCAAACCGAGCAGCAGCTAAAAAACTTATTGAAAATGTGCGTAAAGCCAACGGTGAAGACAACCACAACTATAAAGCGGTTGAAGTTGTTGTTGTGCCTTGGTTGGACTAGTTAAAAGCTCTCCCTGAGTATTGAGTCACTAACAGGAGTGGTGGCTTTTTTATCCTTACACATTTTAATTAATTGGAGCACTTCATGTTGAAGAAAAAAGTAATCGCTATTGCAGTAATCAGCACAATGGAAAACGGCTATCGAAGAGCCGGTTTTGCATTAGAAAAAGGCATTAATAATTTAGAGGTTTTCGAGGAACAGTATGATTTGCTCGATGTTGACCCTCGCTTAACGATAACAGTGAAAGAAACTGTTGAAGCCACGGTTGACGTAGCTAAGCCAAGTGAAAAACAGTCAAAAACCAATGAGGCTAGTTAATAATTATGTTGTATTGCAGTAAGCAAGGTTTGATTGACCGTTTTAGTGAAGATGAATTAATTCAACTGACTGATCGTGATGGTTTAGGCGTTATCAATGATGACGTACTTAACCGTGCGATTGAAGATGCCAGCACCGAAATGGACGCCTATTTATCACGTTTTAATTTCACCGTTGACAACTTGCCCAAGTCACTTAAACCGCTTGCTTGCGATATAGCGCGTTATCGTTTGTACGATGAAGATCCAATCGAACATATTGTCACCCGTTACAACAACGCCATTAAGTTTTTAAAAGCGGTGAATAAAGGTGAAATAACACTGGGCACTACAACGCAAGACAGTGAAGTAACCAGCAATGATTTACCTGAAATACACAGTGCTGGTAGTGTTTTCGGTCGTGATAAATCCAGCGGTTTTATTTAGAGGCTTAGCAATGATTGATGAAATTATTACTCAGTTAACAGCCGCGATCTTAAATGATAAGCCTTTATATAAAAACGTTGAAGAAGCCATTGATTTAGCCACAGCAATGAAAGGCAGCATAAAAAATTCACCGGTTGCTTATGTTATTGAG